GAAAAGGAGGTAAATATGAAACTGAAAGAAATCAAAGAAATGATCGAACACCTAAAAAAGATTCTGGACACGCTAGATAAAATCTATCATATCCTGAATCAGGACGAAAACAAGGAGGAAAACAATGGCACATCGTAAGAGCGTAAAACCGAAGAAAGACCAGAGAATCTTTACCAACACGGCGAAGAAGACCAAGAAAATCAACGTGAATCCGAAGCCGTCGCGCGGCGGCATCCGGCTGTGAAACGGGTTAGAGAACTCGAAAGCTTTGGAGTCAGCGTAAAACTGGGCTACAAAGAAATGATGCAGGTAGACGGACTTCAAGAGCTGATCGAGGAAGAAACCGGAGAAAGCATAAGCGCAGGAAAAATTCTCAGAGCGCTTATCAAAGAAGGGCTGAAAAACAGCCAAGCAGTAAGAGAGGAGCTTGAAAATGCTTTATGACATCTACGCAATCAAAGACGAACTGGCCGGGACATTCGGCAACCTGATGATCATGCTCGACAAGGTAGCAGAACGAAACTTCAAGTGGATCATGCTTGAAAGCGAAAAGGCAGACTGCGACGATCGCAGAATCTACTACATGGGCAAGTACGACAACGAGAGCGGCGCGATCTACGCAGAGCAGCCGAAACTCGTCTACAATCTGGAAGAGGAAAAGAAAAATGCCAAAGAGAATCTTTAAGCCCTTCGAGGATGAAAAACCGGAAGCAAAAGAAAACAGCAGCGGAAACCGGATGGAACCGCAGTACGCCGAGCGATACGACGAAAACGGCAAAGCCTACCTTGAAAAGGTCGGAGAGGTAGACACTTACGAAAAAATCCAAAGCTACCGGGACGAATGCGACGTGATGGCAATCCTGAGCAGATACGCAGCAGGAGACGAAACAGCACTCGCAGCGCCGGGGTGGTACATCGACACAAGCAAACTTCCAAGCACGTACACCGAATACATGAACATGATGAACGAGCAGCGGGAAAAGTTCGACCGACTGCCGTTGAACATCCGAAACAAGTTCAACAACAACTTTAACGAATACATGGCGACCGCAGGTGAAGAAACATGGTTGGAAAATATGGGCATTTCGACGAAAAATGATGCTACAGCACAACACCCTGACACAGCAATATCAACAAAAGAGGAAAATAAAAAATGAGCAGAAACACAGAACAGCACTTCACGCAAGTACCACATGCAGAAATCAGGCGCAGCAGCTTCAAGCGGCCTTTCAGCCTTCTTACGACTCTCAACGAAGGCGACCTTGTACCGATCTACGTTGACGAAGTACTTCCCGCAGATACCTTCAGAATAGACCTAAACAGTCTAGTGCGCATGAGCACGCCGCTTTACCCGGTTATGGATAACTGCGACATTGACTATTACATGTTCTTCGTGCCGGCACGCTTACTGTGGGAGCACTTCGAAAACCTGATGGGGCAAAACGATTCAAGTTTCTGGGCGGAAAATGTAGAATACACAACGCCGGTGACGACAGCACCAGCAGGAGGATGGGCAAACGGAACCATTGCGGACTACTTTGGAATTCCGACCGGAGTAGAAAACCTGAAAGTGAACAGCTTGCCGTTCAGAGCTTACGCAAAAATCTGGAACGAGTGGTTCAGAGACGAAAATTTGCAGCAGCCTGTAACCATGAGCAAAACAGACGCAACAACAAAGGGAAGCAACACAGGAACGAACCTCACAGACGCCGAAGCCGGAGGCCTACCACTGAAAGTAGCAAAACATAAAGATTACTTCACATCCTGTTTACCTTCGCCACAAAAAGGCGAGGCTGTACACCTGCCAATGAGTGGAAATGCACCGGTAGCACTCTACAAAGTAGGAATAGACAAGGATGAACCGTATACAGACAACAACAGCACAATTTACTTAACAACAGCGGGAGGAGGCAACAGCCCGAAAATCTACAACAACGAAAATCCGTTAAGAGCGTATGTGGCAGGATCGACAATAAACGGGATTGGAGGAGATCAGACGTGGGCAGCACTTAAAGCAAATCTGAACGACGTCACGGCAACAACCATCAACGAACTCAGAAACGCGATCGCAGTACAGCATATCCTCGAACGCGATGCACGAACCGGCACAAGGTACAAAGAGTACCTGAAAGGAGCATGGGGAGTGACGAGCCCAGATGCACGACTTGACCGCAGCGAATACATCGGCGGGTGCAGAGTGCCGATCAACATCAATCAGGTAGTTCAGACATCCAGCACCAACGAAACCAGTCCACAGGGCAACACAGGCGCCTACAGCATGACAACCAACAGCCAACACATGTGTACCTACTCAGCAACGGAGCACGGCTTTGTCATCGGTCTGGCGTGCGTAAGAGTTCAGCATAGCTATCAATACGGACTGCGGAGAATGTGGACACGCAGCACACGATTCAGCTACTACGACCCGATGCTAGCAAACCTCGGCGAACAGGCCGTATTAAACCAAGAAATCTATGCACAGGGCAACGAGAAAGACGAAGAGGTCTTCGGCTACCAAGAAGCATGGGCAGATTATAAGTACCGCACGAACGAAGTAACGTGTGAAATGCGGTCAAACTTCGCTCAGACTCTGGATGCGTGGCACTACGCAGACAAGTACACCAGTCTTCCGACTCTCTCCGACACATGGATTAAAGAAGGCAAAGAAAACATCGACAGGACGATTGCAGTACAAAGCACAAACAGTCACCAATTCATTTGCAACTTCTACTTCGAGCAGACGTGGACAAGAGCAATGCCGGTTTACAACATTCCCGGCCTTGACACAATCTAAGGAGAAAAAAAATGGAACTGGCAGGAATCTTAAACGCAGCAACAAAGCTGCTGCCGATAATAAGCGCCGGTGTAGGAGTAGCAGGTCAAATTAAAAATTTAATATCGAGCGGTTCAGGAGCCAGTACAAACGCACAAAGCGGCTCATCTTCTAATCAGATGATAGGGACGACAACGAACAACCAGAACAGCACGGGACAGACGCAACAAACAACCTCACAATATGGAGGAAGCACAGGAACCAGCGAAACAATCGGCGACGTTGGAAGTCTCGGAAGCATCCTAACAAAAGCACTGGGAACCGCAACAGGCAACAACAGCGGCCTTGCTGCAAACTTTAACGCGGGACAGGCACAGACAGCAAACAACCTCCAGACAGGGAGTTGGACGCTCGCAAACCTGATGAACCAGTTAAACGCAGCAGGGCAAAACAAAAAATTGACTGAAGCAGCAACGACGGCAAACGCATTTAATGCAGCGGAAGCACAAAAAAACAGAGACTGGCAAGAAAAAATGTCGAATACCAGCTATCAAAGAGCAGTCACAGACATGAAGAAAGCCGGAATCAACCCAATCTTAGCAGCACAAAACGGAGGAGCAAACACAGGCTCAGGCGCAACAGCAAGCGCCGCAGGACTGCCAAACTTCACACACGCACAAGCAGCAGCGATACCAGCAGCACACACAGCCACCATGCAAGCCATGTATGATTATGGCAACAACACCAGCCAATTTTTGAACAACGCAATGCAAACCATAAACAGCGCAAAAACGACACATAACTACACGGTAGCCAACTACATGGAAGGCATCATGCAAGAAGTGACTCAGACAAGCGCACAGGGCGTTCAAAAAATGGCTCAGACGATCAACAACAACTTCAATAATAAAGGCTGGGAACACAACAAGACGGACACGACCCAAACAGAAAAAGGAGTTTCGGGAAACCTCGAAGGAAGCTACAGATCGAAAAGTTAACTATTGACATACAAGAAAGAAGGTGTATAATATGGGTGTAAGAATCGTACACTTAACCTAAAAAGGAGTATACCATGAAAAGTAGAATCGTAAAAAGAATCAATATCAACTTAACAAAAGAAGACATGGAAAACATAGACACAGCAAAAGAAAAACTATGCGGCGGTGACCCAGAAGGAAAAATAAGCACAAGCGACACAATAAGAGAAGTATTAGCAATATTTGCATTAGGACACAATGAAACATAAATCCATAACGAAATGGAAAAAATTGTCAAAAATTGTGTCACCTAGCCCCAATAACGTCAAGAGGGTTATTGGGGCTAGGTGAGGAAAGGCGCAACGAAACACTATGCCATGCACAAAACCACTCGTGAGATTTAGCGACGGAGAAGTTACAAGCCTTAAAAAATACCTCGAATACGGCAAAAGAAGAGGTATGACCTTCTACAACGCAGCAGGACCGGAGCTAGACGAATCAGCAGAAAAAAAGCTGCTAAGAAAAATTAAAGATGAAGGCTGCACACTCATACCATGCGGACACTGCGCAGGATGCAAACTAACAAGCCGAAGCAGCTGGGCAAACAGAATGGAAATGGAATTACCATACCACGAAAACGCATGGTTCCTAACTCTGACATACGACGACGAACACGTACCATGGAGCTACAATAACGGTTTAGGAATCAATAAATGGACCGGAGAAGTAGAAATAGAAAATTTAACTCTTAATTATGACGACCTCGAAGGATTTTGGAAAAGATTAAGAAGATACATACAATATCATAAAAAAGGGGAAAAAAAAATAGTCTACTACGCAGCCGGAGAATACGGCGGAACAACTCACAGACCTCACTACCAT